AGTTAGAAGTATTCAACATCAACATCTACCTTGCGTGTTTTGTAATCGTTATCCAGCAGGTACCAGCCGTTGCCCATGTAAACTGGCGTGGATTCGGGCTCTTGCCCTCTTTCAAGTTTCCAGCCAAACTTGCGCCCTAGCTCTGCAAACTTAGAGTTGCTTTCAAGCAAAAAATTAGCCTCGGAGCAAAGCACAATAATGTTGCTTGGCCTGTCGAGGACTTTACTGCCACCCATGCCCCTGTTTAGCCGGTGCTGTGGGATAAGCGTGTCATCCGTAGTGCCACAGTGTGAACAGCAAATGTCCCTAGCTAAAAATTTGTCAAAGCTTTTTTTATTCATTATCGCCCCAAGGGTCATACTCTTTTGCAGGAATGTCTAGGCCTGTGCCTTTGTAGTCAGCACTAAAGCCGATGGTGCTTGTAGTTTCTATGTCACGCATCTCTTGTGCAGCTTCCTGGCAGGTGTGGTTTCTGCGCCAATCCCTAACAAGTTTTATAGGGTCAGGCTCATCAGTCTTAAATTTAGCTCCACAAGAGCAGGTTTCCGCAATCACCCAAGTAGGCTACCAGCTAGGCGTGTTTCCACTGTATTTCGACATTTTTACTGATAACAGCCATCATTGTGGCCTGGTCCGACAGGGTCCTCATCTTGGTTTTTACCCTGTTGTACTCAGCCTTGGCCAAGTCAGCCTGTAGCCGTTCATTTACTGCCTTTAGCTTGGCCACAGCTTGCCTGTCGGCCACAGTGCCATCGTTGTTTATAAAGGCTAGTGAAACAGCCCTGTCATAAGCAGCCTCAGCGTCTGCCATTTTGCATTCTGCGTCATAAAGGGCACTAGCCCCCCTGTCCATCTCTTTGGTCAGGCGTTGTAGCTCCAGGACTATGTGGCCTGGTGTAATAATTTCCATCTCTTAGCCTTCTAGCTTTCTCTCTTTGTAATTGCCATAGCTGTGATACAAGGTCAAGCTCACCTCGGTCAAACTGCTGTTGCAGACATTCCTGCACCTCAAGTATGGAACTAAGCAGAATCCTTTGAGCCTGATAGTCCATTAGCGATGTCCTTGATTTTGTCTAGCGTTGCTGGGTCAGCACCACCAGTCTTGGCTTCGCTGTATAGCAAGCGTAATCCATCAAGGTCATTGCCTAGCTCTGCTGCCATTGCAAGCCAGTCTTTAGCAGTTGCGTTTGGCTTTTTTTCCCTGGCAACTTTAGCCATCTCTTCTCGCGTGGCCCGTTTATTGCCCGAGTACCCAGCGTTAGCAAGTGCCCGTCCAATTGCCGAGGTCTCAGCATTCTCTAGTGCAGATGTTTTGTTGGCCATACCTTGACCATCAACCTCAAAAGCTAGGCCTGTGGCCTTAGGTTGCTCTGCTGCCTCGTATAGGTAAACAAAAGCTTGGACAACCCAGGTACCAACCTGTCTGTCCTGCAAGGTCGTAATGTTTTGGGTAATAATACGACCCCCCTCATTGTCCTTGTAAAACCGCCTAATGCGTTCCTCGACAGTTTCATAATCATTTAGGTTGAAGTTAGCCATGCCCCTAGTCCTTATCTCTCTGGTCTTTTACATCTCGCTCGATAAGGTCAAGGATTAGCCCAAACCCTAGTCCGGTGTACCCGTCCTTTAGCAGACCCCAAAACATTTCAATAAGGTCCTCTGTTTTGTATAGCCCGTTGTTGTCATACTTTGCACTGTTTTTGCTGTCGCAATCACACTTTTTCATTTTTACTTCCCTTTCTCGTGGTGCAAGTAGGGTGCCCCACCTGCTCTGGCTCTGAGGCTAACCATGTGGTCCCCATAAATCAAGCCTCTTTTGTTGCCTTCCATGGCTTTTATGACTCTAGCCTTTAGGTCTGTCATTACCTTGTTAGCCTTGTCGGCATCATTTACGGCATTGAAGTAATGCACCCCAAGCTCATCCAAATCAGCCTCTCCGTCCTGGATTTCCGGGCTTAGTGCCCTTATGGTTTCTAGGGTTGAGTTGCTACCATCCCAGTCAGGCATCTTTAGGTCCAAGCAAGCTTGCCTAAACCTCAGGGCAGCTTCCCAAAGCGTGTTGGCCTCAAACTCATCCCATTCAATGTCAAACTCCATAAAGCTAGACCCAGCAAGGGCAACCACTTTGGCTTGCCTTATGCCAAACACCTTCATGTACCAAAGCACTTGTGCCCTGTAGGACTGTGGCACAGCACTCCAGTAATCCCTAGAGAACTTGACCTCAATAATGCCCCAGTTGCCGTCAGCATCTCTGTAAAGGCCGTCTAGGTTAGCCCGTGCCCACAAGTAAGTCTTGTTTGCCCAGGTGCCGGTTTCAAAAATCTCCAGCTCAGGGTGTTCATCTGCAAACAGCTCTAGTATTGGGGCCTCAAGCTTTGTGCCCAGCTTCATGCTCATGTTGGGCTCAATTGCGTCTGGTATTTGACCAGTCTTTTTAGCCCATTTCGTTATTGCTGATTCCCAAGTGCTCAAACCGGCAATCGCCGCTATGTCTGAACCCCCGACTGCTCCGGGCTCATTTCTAAGTTGGTGCCACTCATCAGACCCATTGGCAAAGTCGCCAAGTAGGACTGCGTCATGTAAATCGTTTATCTCGGTTGGTAGCTTTGATACTGGCAAGGTCTCCCTCTCTTTCCTTGTCGGCAAGCCCACGCTAACTCTCTCGGCGTGGGTTTGCTATTTGCGTCGAGATTACTCTAATCTGACCCTATGACAAGACAACTTGAAAGAAAATACATAGAGCTACAACACGCCATAACCGAGAATGGGGGGGTGCAATGTAGCCAGTTGCCCGAGTGCTTTTTTCCTGAGGATGAGCCCGATATCTATCTGCGTAAAAAGCTCATTGCGGTAGCCAAGGAAGTATGCAACGACTGCCCGGTAAGGCTAAGGTGCTTTGACTATGCCCTGTCAGCAGGGATGGTAGGCATCTGGGGTGGGACTACTGCTGAGGAACGCTCAAAGCTAAGGGGTTAGCCCTTTTTGTCTGTCTTATCGGCAATCTTGCCAAAAGACTTGTTTATTTCATCAGCGTCAATTTGGCCATCAGCCAAGTATGAGCGCGAAAGTTCCTGGGCAACATCTATGATTCCAGCAAAAGCTGCCATTGCTACCGCCTGGGCTACTTCAAGCCCAATTACTGCGCCACCAACAAAAATACCGGTGACCTTAAGAATAATTACAGCTAGTGTGCGTCTTGCGATGTCCAACCACATAGGTTAGTCCTTTCGTAGGGGGTAAGTTGCTGCCCAAAGAGCGATTGTTATCAAAATGGCCCAACCTGCAAAGTCTTTAGCTGTGCCCTCAAGTACGACCCAGGCAATGCTTAGGCCAACAATTGTCCAAGCCTGTTCTAGTTGGTCTTTTATAAACTTCAAGGCTTCCTACCTGCTAATGCAACTTGGGTGACAATCACAGAGGCAACAATTACTTGCTGTGCCTGTTCTCGTACTTCCGGACTTAGGTCCGAACCAATTGAGCGTAGGTTGTTTACCAGCTTACCAACAGCTTCTAACGCTAGTTCAACGCTGATTATTTGCTCTGCCTCTGGCAAAACTGGCTCAGGTGTATTTTCGGTTGGAACCTGAGGCTCTGTAGGGGCCGTAGGGGCCTCAGTAGGCTCTGGGGTAGGTGTTATGACCTCTGGGGGCTTTGTAGGCTCTACGGGCTTTACAGGGCTTGTGGGGATCGGTTCAAGTGTTGGGGTTGGTTCAGGTGTAGGTTCAGGGGTTGGCTCTGGGGCTACGGGAGCCACCGGAGCCACTGGCTCAGGCTCTCGGATAACTTCCTCAGTGCGAGCCACATCTTCCGTGCGTTGAGTTGTTTCTGTGCGTTCAACATCAGCTGTCCTTACTGTCGTTTCAGTTTGCGGTAAAGCCTCAGGGCTAGGAGTGGGATTGACAGGGCTAGGAGCAATGTACCCAGGATGGTAAAGCAAAGCACTATCCAGCACAGTGCCGTCATAAGATACAACACCAACAAAAGTGGTGAACTGGCCAGCCCAACCACCTTCGCAAAAGTGCTGGGCAATGTTGCCTTTATCCAAGAAGTAGTTGTTTTCATTGTTCCATCCTGTCGCATAGCTGTTTTGGTTGCCAGTTGAGTCGGCACAGGTTATTGTGGCCATCGCCATTGCAGCGTAGGCAGGGGTTGGTTGCCAGACCATAAAGAAAAGAAAAAAGCCCACAAACATAAGTCGTAGGCTTTTCTTTTTGGCTAAGTTATTTAGCAAGTTTGGGTTGCACCTTAGGGGGTTTAGGGGCTTTTACTAATGGCACTGGCTCGTGAACTGGGGCAGGTAGAACTTCGCCTGTGTCAGGGGTAGCCAGGTTGACTTCTGCATCTAGCTCCCACTTTGCAATTGTTGCTTTGACAAACTTTAGAGGGTCAACATAACCCTTGCCGTCAGATGTCCACTTTAGGTACTTGCCCTTGCAAATCTCAAAGTGTAGGTGTCGGCCAGCAGATGCACCGGTGTTGCCCATGATACCTAGGCGAGTACCGGCCTTGACCTTCTCGCCTTTTACAACAGTTAGAGAGTTCTCAACCATGTGTGCGTAGCGTGTTGTGTACCACTCGCCGTTTATCTTTGAGCGAATGTCAACATAGTAGCCAACGCCACCTAGAGAGCCATCTGGGTTCTTTAGCTTTGAAGTGCCGGCAGCAACAACAGTGCCGTCATGCCAGGCTTCGTTCCAAATCTTTGCTTTAGGACCCCAAAGGTCTACGCCATTGTGATGCTTCTTGTATTTTTCAATTGGATGGATTCTCCAACCGAATGGGCTTGTGACTTTCCAGTCCTTGCCAAACTTCCCGTCAAGTGGCATTTGAGGTTTAGTTTTCATCTGTTTACAACTCCAATGATTAGGCCAATAAGGGATACAACGGAAGCAGCTAAACCTGTGTAAGCAATCTTTTCAATCCAAGCCAGGCGAGCAAGTGTTAGCTCTACCTCTCTCAAGCGAGCAGGAACCTCATCTAAGTGGTCCAGCTTCTCAAGAATCTTGACTAGGGTTTCCCCATGCTCAAGTTGCTTGGCGTAAATTGCTTGCTGGGTAATGCGTACCCCAGTTGTTTCCTCAGCCATTATGCGGTGATAGCAGCGATTTCAGAGTCAGTCAGACCCAGAGCTTTTAGCTTGGCATTAGCAGAGGCTTTAGCTGTTTCTTTTGCTTCCTCGGCTGCTAGGCGTTCTGCTTCCTG